CTGTCCTTTGGAGTTTCCTGAAGTGGGTAAGCCTTTTGTAGATTGGGATGCAATGAGAGAGCTACTTATAGAACGTGGGATTTTAGATGGGTAACCAAGTAACTTCTGAAGATATGAAATTATTTAAAAAAACTGATAGCTGAGAATCGCTATGATCTTTGTAAGTTGGTATTTCTCATTTTTCCATTTGGACAAAAGGGAACAGACCTTGAAAATATGATGCCTTACAAATGGCAAATGAAAGAGTGGGTGAAACTTTCAAAACATCTTCAAAATCCTAAGACAAGATTCCAAACCTATCGTTTAATTATTTCTTCAGGTAACGGTGCCGCTAAAACTGCGTTCGGTGCCATGACTATATTGATGCTCCTTTATACTCAAAGATTAAAAGCTAGAATAACAGCCAACACCGATCCGCAGATGAAAACAATTGTGTGGCCTGAATATGATAGCTGGTTTAGACGCGCAAGATTTGTTGACGACTTCTTTGAAAAATTTGGAACTTCCATCAAAGCTAGGAATCCTAAACTCGCTGAAAGTTGGAGAGTCGATACTGTCACTTGGTCTGAACAAACACCCGCAGCTATTTCAGGGCTTCACAATAAAGGTGGAGCTGCTGTTTATGTTTTTGAAGAAGCTCCAGGTATTCCCGCAAACATTTGGAGTTACGCTTCAGGTGCTTTTACTGAAACAGAAACTATAAAAATTCACATGGCTTTCGGAAACTCGGATGATCCTGAAAGTAAATTTGAACAGAACATGACATCACCTTTATGGAACTCATTACGACTTGATACAAGAGATTTAGAACACATTGACCCTAAGCAAGTATCGGATTGGTTAATTGAAGCGAATGGTGATGAAGAAAACGATGATTTCAGAGTGAGGGTGAGAGGTCTTCCGCGCAAGTCTGCAAAAGATTCTATTATTAAACTCGAAGCTGTTGAAGCTGCTCTCGCTAGAAGGAAAACTTTTGATATAGAGAGCGTGAGAAATTTTCCTGTTATCCTTAGTTGTGACCCTGCGTGGACGGGTGGAGATGAAACAGTAATCTGGTACAAACAGGGTCACTACAAATGTCTTTTAGAAAAATATAAATTGAGAGACATTGAGGGTGCAACTCACCAACTGACTTATAATAAATTATGTTATTGGGAAAGAAAACTCAAAGGCGATGCAACTCACATTGACCAAGGGGAAGGAACTGCAATTTTCACCTTGGCAATGAACGCTGAAAAATATCATTGGGTTCTGATACCGTTCAATGCCAATCCCACAGATAAAGGTGATCCTAAAGAAAGTGAATACGCAAACATTAGAGCAATGATGTATCACTTAACAAATGCTTCACTACTTAAAGGTGGTGTTTTAGATTCAGTAGACGAAGAATGGATTGAGGATATCAAAAAACAATTGTGTTGGACAAAAGGCACTCGACATAAAATCACTAACAAAAAATTAGCTGAAGCTAAATCAGATATTAAAATTAGAGTTGGTAAATCTCCCGACATCGCTGACGGTTTAGTTTTACTTGAAGCTTATGACGTAATTGAAAAACTTCCTGACAATGAATTGAATGTAGATGAGAAGGGTAGAACTTTAGGATCAGGAACTTTAAAAATGCCTGAACACAAATTGGACTACGATAATTACAATGACAATGACAACCTATACAATTGAGAGACTTTCAAGAGTCGAAGATTTCACTGATGACATTGACGCATGGTTGGAACAAGTAGCTCCTAAAATATCTGCGCTCTTTGGTCATGTTTTCAATCACAAAAATTTTCGTCCACATCTATTTGCACAAAATGGATTCTTTTTAATCTGTAAAAGAAACGGGAAAGTGAGAGGGGGCATGGTCGGGATGCTTTTAAGAAGCTTCATTGACCCAGAAATAATAGTCCTACAGCAAGTTATCCTTTATGTCCAGCCTGACTCAGGAAGGGCAGCATATCACCTATTTAAGAAATTTATTGACATTGGAAAGACTGAAGCCAATCATATTATTACCATGACTACAAGTCAAACTAATATAAAAGGCAAGAGTCTGGAAAAACTAGGATTTAAAGAATTAGAAACTCTTTATAGGTTGGAGGTTTAGTATGGGTAGTGGTGGTGGAGATCCTATTTCAAAAGCTGTTACTAACTTCATTGATATTTCAACACAAATCGCTACGGGCGGGCTTGCAGGTTTCGACGATAGTAATTTCGGAAGGGGAGTTACTGGAGATGTGATCAAAGAGGGAGTCAAAGAAATAACAGGTGCCACCGCAGCCGAAGATGCCAACAGACAAGCCCGTGAAAGATTCGATGAAGAAAAAGCAAGAGCATTAGCACAACGAAAAGAATCTCAAGCCCAAACTGCTAGACAACAATTAATTGCTTCAAGACTTGCCGCTGGTGTTAGAAGGGGCAGCAAAGAAGCAGGGACAGGTACTACGAAAAGTAAATCTTCTACGTTGGGGTCAGATGAGTCTGACTTTTTGGGACTATGAAACACTCCAGAAAAGAATGCGAATTTCTACGCCACCAAGCTAAAGAAAAGTTTGATAAGATCCGCACGACCTGGTGTGATCTTTTACGTTGGGGTTTACCTCACAGAGCTACATGGATTTTAAGTCAGACAGAAGGTGAAAGAAAAAACCATCACATTGTTGATGCCACTCACGTTTTAGCATTGCGTTCTTTTGTGGCAGGATTTTTAGAAGGTAACACTTCAGCTACAAGACCGTGGGCGCGAATAGGCACAAAAGATGCTGAAGCAAATGCAGATGATGTGAATAAAGCATGGCTTCAGCATTTCACTAGGAGAGTATTTAAAGCTTTAAGTAATTCTAATTATTATCATGCTGCCGGAAAATTTTATTATGACTTCGGAGTTGTAAATACAGGGGCTCATTATTTTGAAGAATTAAGAGATAACTTTCATGTTCACACTCTCATGCCAGGTGGCTACTTTGTTCTTAATGATAGTTATGGTGTGGCTGATGTTCTGATTAGAGAGTTTACTTTAAATGTAAAATCTGTTGTTGATACCTACGGTAAAAAAGATAAAAATGGACAGCCCGATTGGTCTAACATTTCTTCTAATGTGCGAAAAATGTATGAAGATTCAAACTACAAACAGCACGTTGATATAGTCCATTGTATCAAACAAAATCCTCATTTTGATTCTAAAAATCCTACTGCTTTCAATAACCGTAAATGGGTGCAATTAACTTATGAGTTGGGCGGCGGTAATAAAGATTTCTCTCAACAGCACCCTGATGAGTTCAACGTAACAGATGAAATTCCCCAAGATGATGTTTTCCTAGAATTACGCACAGGAAAAAGAAAACCTTTTATCGTAGGAAAATCTACCGATGACTTTGAGTATGGGGAAAGAGGACCAACTCTTGATTCCCTTGGTCTGATTAAATCTTTAAATAAAAAAGCAATTGGTAAGGATCAAGCACTTGAAGCAATTCTTAAACCTGCTTTGCAAGGTCCGGCGAGTTTGAGAAGAAGTTATGTAAGTCATGCTCCTAATACATTTGTTCCGCTCGATAGTAGAACATTGGCATCGAAGCAAAAGCTTACAACTATTTTTGAAATAAATCCTGCGATTGGTGCTTTGGTTCAAGACACAGGTGATTTGAGAAACATGGTTGACAAATTATACTATGCTGATTTTTTAATGTTTCTTTCTCGTAACCCAAAAACTAGAACGGCAGCAGAAACCAATGCTGTTGTCGAGGAACAAGAAAGAGTTATTGGACCGAATCTTCAAAGTTTAAATTGGACTTATAATGTTCCTGTTTTGGAATGGGTTATGGATTATGTTCTTTTTGAAGATCCGTTTTTAGAAACTGTTCCCGAAGCATTGGAAGGGCAATCATTAAGACCTGAATTTATATCTGTTTTTGCTCAAGCTCAAAAAGCTGCTGACTTGCCCTCAATCGACAGATACATGGCAATGATAAGTCAGGTGGGCCAAGTTGATCCTAGAATTTTTGATAAAGTTAATACTGATAAGCTTGCAGATCTCTATGAAGACAGATTATTTTTACCCGCAGGATTGAACAATCCTCAAAGTAAAGTGGACGCTGAGAGGGATCAAGCTGCCAGGGACGCTGAAAGAAAGCAAACGTTAGAGCAGACACTTCCTGCGGTAGCTAAAGCTGCTAAAGATGCTTCTGGTATAATTCAGCAATGAGTGTTATTTAAAATTAAATGGGTGTTAAACTACTATTGAAAGAGGTGAATGATATGTTGAATTTTATGGATCTTAGAAAACTATTTATAACTATGGTGATGAGTCTCGTTCTTATGATTGTGCTCATGAGTGCGTTTGCGATCAATTCTTTCGCAGGATTTGAAGGTTTGCAAGATGGCGACAGTTTGAAGATCTTCAACAGAATAAGTTGCAATACAGGTCTGACTTGTGCCCGAGGAAAAAACGGACTTTTCAATATGCAAACCTCACCGTCAGCTCCACCTGCTGATCAAACTGAGGGATTGAATACAGGCAGACTTGCTATATTCGATTATGATTTTGATGTTGATGGTGGGTCGATTGGCGCAATCACGACAGGTGTGAATTTACCTGCGAAAGCTGTTATAGAAAAATGTTTCTTCAGAGTTGAAACGCAATTGGTAGATGCAGGTGCCGGAACATTAGCAGTTTCTTGTGAGGATGCAGACAACATTCTAACAGCGGCAGATCAAACAGGTGTGGCAGATGGAGTTTTTCTGGCTTCAAATATTACAGGGACAGCCGCGAATATGGTTGATGATATTGCAGCAACTTGTAACCTCACTTACACTATTGGTGGTGCAGCTTTATCCGCAGGTAAAATACGCGGATATTGCCGTTACTCAATTCACCCATAATGTCCTCGGAAGAAGTACGCGAGGGTGAAGAATCAGATGCGGAACGTCGGGAAGCTTTAGAGCATCGTGACGTTCTTCTCTCCATTGGAGCTATTCTAAAAACTCAAGAAGGACACCAACTCTTTAGTTATTTATTTAAAAGCTTCAATGTCACTACGACGCCTACCAATCTGGAAGGTAACGCTCTCCATGAAGAATTAGGTTTTTTAAGAGCGGGAAATTCAATTTATAAACTTGTATGTGAAGCCGATCATGAGATTGCAGCTTCCATACTCTCGAAAATAGAAAGGCAAAGATATGACGACCTCCAACGAGAATATCTCGACAACAGAAACAGAAACAAAAACAACAACGACGACGACACCTGAAAAAGGCGCAACAGGATATGTAGATCCTGACAGAAAACCAACCGAAGAAAAACCAGCCGAAGAAACCAATCTCTATGGGTATGATAATTTAGGTGAAAAAACTCCTGAGCAAATTGAAGCTGATAAAAAAACCGCTGACGAAAAAACTACTGCTGATAAAGTTATTGCTGACAAAGCTATTGAAGATGCAAAAGTTAAAGATCCTTCTACAGGGTACGCGCCAAAAACTCCTGAACAAATTGAAGCTGATAAAAAAGCTGCTGACGAAAAAACCACTGCTGACAAAAAAGCTGCTGACGAAATTGAAGCTGCTAAAACCCCTGAACAAAAAGCCGCTGACAAAATTGAAGCTGATAAAAAAGCCGCTGCTGATAAGATCGAAGCTGACAAAAAAGCTGCCGAAGGAATTTCAAAAGAGGACATCGACACGACTCTTGGTGATTTGTACGATAAAGACATTGTTTCTAAATTTATGGTTGACAACAAAATGACCAAGGCGCAGGTCGAAGCCTATGTGCAATTGAGAAAATCTGAGGATGCTAAATTAATCAAGGATTCTGAGGATAAAATCGCAGAAACTAGAGCAAGTTGGCTTACAGAATTAAAGACTGATGCTGACTTTGGTGGAGAGAACTTCGAGGCAAATGTTGACCGCGCTGAGAAGGTATTAGAGGAATTTCTACCCAATACAAAAAAAGCATTGACAGGTAGGGGGTCCATGATGCCACCATACATTATGAGAGATTTATTGGCTTTGTATAAAACCATGAATCCGACCACTAAATTAATAACGGGCGACCCGATTGAATTAGTGAAAAAAGAGAGTGGAAATTTTTTAACGGATATGTATAAATAAAACTTTTTTGAGGGGGATTGAACATGAGCGCACTTGGAGCAGAACTACTTACTCTTGCAGACGTAGCAAAGAGTAAAGATAAACAAATCGGAAAAGTGGCTGAAGTTCTCGTTGAGTCTAATGCCATGTTAAATGATATCCCCTACATGGAAATGAACGAAGGAACAATTCACAAAGAAGATATCCGTTCAGCTCTACCAGAAGTTTTTTATCGTAAAGCTAACCAGCCAATCCCTGCAAGTAAAAGTACAATCGAAGAAAGAACCTTTCAGGCTTCTCACTTTGAATCAAAATCACAAATTGATAAAGCTGTTGCCGAACGTGGCGGGATGGATAGAGTAGCTTACAACAGATGGAATCAGGCAATGGGTCACTTGCAAGCTCACGCTCAAGAACTTGCAGACCTTATGATTCTGGGTTCACCTGTTACTTCAAATCTAAAAACCGCAGGGTTCTTTGATATTTATTCCACCCTTGATCCAAATGAAGAAACCAGTAAGCAAATAGTTGATGCTGGAGGAAGTGGTTCAGACAACACTTCAATCTTGAAAGTTCATTGGGGCCCACAATCAGTTTTTGGAATTTTCCCTAAAGGAACAACTTCAGGTCTAACAAGAACTGACCGCTCTAAAGGTGGACAGCTTGTAAAAATCGAAGGCATTGATGAAAATGGAAAAGCTGGAAGTTTTTGGGGATATGAAGAAGATTTTGAAACTGATCACGGCTTAGTGGTTAAAGATTTCAGGCAAGCTGGTAGAATTGCAAACATTGATGTTTCAAATCTTGTGAGTGGTGCAAGTGCTGCTGACCTTATTGACTTGATGATTTCTCTTAACTACAAAATCGACAGCCTCTCCAACGGTAAAGGAGTTTGGTATACGAACAGGACTATTGAAGCCCATCTTCACAAGCAAGCACTGACCAAGGTTGGAGCCGCAGGTGGATTGAGCTTTGAGAATTTTGAAGGTAAGAGGATTCTTACTTTCCTTGGAGATCCTGTTCGTAGAATGGATGCCATACTAACCACTGAGTCTGAAGTAACAGTTTAAAAATGAGGGGCTGAAAAACCCCTTATAGTTTTTTAGGATTTAATTTTATTGAAGGGGAAAGAATATGAGATTCGATATAGAAAACCAACTGTCAGTAGAGCAAGCTTTTACAGGAGCAGCCACCGTTTCTACAAATTCATACAAGAAACAAACTGCTGTTCAGGATATCAGCATTGGTCGAAGAATGGCGTTGATGGTCTTACCTAGCGTAGATGCTGGAGGTGGATCAACTCATACTCTTGAAGCAATTCAAGCCGATGATGCCGCTCTTACTTCAAACGTAGAAGTTTTGAACACAGTGACAAAACTTGCCGCAGATCTTGTTAAGGGTGAAACCATTGAAGTCCCATTTCCTGAAAAATCTATGACTAAGCAGTTCCTTGGTTTTAGAAACTCATCTACAGGTGGAGCAACTACCGTGACACTAGATGTCTACCTTGTCCCACAAGACGAGATTGCAAGTTTCAAATCATTTCCTAAAAAGAATATAGCTGAGGTTTAATACTTCAGCTTTTTAGGGATTAAGTTTAATTTTTACGAGTAAAAGGAATTATAAAATGCCGAATAATGAAATGCCAGGATTGCCAACTGATGAGAAAAAATCTGAAGGTTCTGAAAAATCTGAAGGTTCTGAAGAATCTGAAAATGTTTCTTCCAATGACGATGGAAAACCTAAAATTAATGATCCTGGAAAAACAAGTTCTAATGTCAAACTCTCTAGAACTAAAAAAGGGATACCAGTTGTGGCTAACAGAAAAGGCTTTTATAATCAAGAGAGATTGGACCCAGGTGCTAAATTCGATATAAAAGGTGAAAGGGCATTTGCAACATGGTTTAATTGTGTTGATCCAATTCAGGAAAAAAAGAGAGTTAAGTTTATTGAAGCAAAAAAGGCGAAAAGGTAAACCTTCGCCTCTAATGATGCGAGGGTGAGATGCCAGTTTCAAAAGAACAAATTTATAACTTAGCCTTATCAAGTCTTTTACTATCTAAAGAAATCGCTGAAATATCAACCAATACCACCAATGAAGTCAGAGTTTTAAATACTCATTACGACATAGCATTTGAATCCACCCTGCAAGATTTAGATTTAGATTCTTTATCAACACCGATCGTATTAGAACTTTTAGAAGAATTGGATACTGTCGAGCCTTGGGACTTTGTTTATAAGTATCCAACCAACTGTGTTTTTCTAAGAAGACTTGTTACAAATCAAGTTACAGATAATGCTCGTACACACATAGCAAAAGCGACAGGACTTTTTAAAGGTCAAAAAGCTATATTTACTAACAAGGTTGAAGCTGTAGCTAGTTGCATTCCTTTAGATGTCCCTCTTGCTGCACTAAGTGTTATGGCGGCTTTAACGGTCGCTTACAGTCTCGCCTTTCTATCCGCACCTTTACTTGTAGGGAAGGGTGCAGCGAAGCTCAGGAAGGATATTAGGGTAGATTATGTAGACGCCAAGACTGAGGCTCAAGAAACTGATATGCGCGAGAATTTCAGATATGAAGCCGCACATGTAAGATCTGAATTTGTAGCTGAGAGGATGTCTTAAGTGTCACTAAAGCCAATACTCAGTTTTTCCGCAGGTGAGATTGATCCAGTTCTTCATGATAGAGTCACGCTTCAAAAGTTTGATAGAGGTTTACATACTGCTAGAAATGTTGTCATCGGCAGAACTGGAAGCATACTATCCCGATTCGCTAGAGCGCATTTTGTAAAATCAAAAAATAACGGTGAAGCAATTAAGCTTTTTTCTCCAACCAACTCAGATGTAGTTTTTGAATGGGGTGATCAATACGTTAGGATTTATGACTTTGAAGCAACTCTATTAGCAGATCTTTCTCACGCATTACTTGAAGCAGATCTTCCTAACATGCACTTCACTGAAAGTGGAAAATTCGTTTACGTTTTTGTAGCGGGTAAAGAGATGTTAAAACTTTTGTATGATGATCCTACGCCCGCATTTGTAGCTTCAGCAGATGTGTTTAAAATTCCAGATGCGCCAACCTCTTTATCAATTGTTGCAACGGGTGCACCTACTGGCTATCCTGTTGATTATCTTGTTACAAGAGTTATAAACGGTGAAGAATCATTATTTGTAGAAAACACTACAGGAACTTTCAAGAAGCCCAGTGCTTCAAGTGAGCAAAATACACTCACTGTGCAAGTTGATCCAGACTTTGCAAACTTAGATAAACACCAAGAGATCAGAGTTTACAGAAGACCTAACAAAGGTGGAGCCTACGGCTTCCTTGGTAGTAGCACAAGTTTTGTGAATAATGCTGGTGCGCTCGATGCCACCTTTGAAGATCTAGGTGGGTTAGCTGATTTCGCTAACGGAGTTCAAGATATAATTACTAAACTCGGTCTTGACGGTAAAGACATTGAAGATCTTTTCCCTAAAACTGGAGCGGTCTATCAGCAGAGATTAATGATAACAACTGAAGATGATGAGGAAGCATTGTTGACTTCTCGCCCAGGTTTTCAGAATAATTTCTTTAGAGATTTTCCTTTTGATGATGATTCATCTTTAAAGTTTAAATCAGGAACTACAGGTAAAGCTGAAGTATTAAGAATTATAGAAGCCGATGGTTTGATTGTTTTTACTTCAGTTGGAATTTTTATAAACGCAGGTGTTTTAACTATTTCAAATCTTGCCTTAGAGAAAAAAGGTAATTGGGTTATTGATGAAAAGATTCCACCCTTGTCAGTTCCAGGTGGCGTGTTCTTTGTTGAAAAGTCTACAAATACAATCAGACAGTTAGTTTTTTCTGACGCCATTTTGAGTTACGAATCAATAGACCATACTATTTTCAGCACTCATTTATTTAGAGAAAAAATTATAGAATCCTGGGGATATCAAGAGGGTAAAATACCTATGATTATTGTTTCATTTTCGGATGGAACTTGGGCTACTTTCACTTATCACAGTGAACATAAAATGAGGGCGTGGTGTAGACACGACTCTGTATTCCCTGTTGAACAATGTGAAGGTACTGGTGTTGCTGAAGCAACATTTTTTGTAACAAATAAAAACGGAAACAGGTTTATTGAAGTCAGTCTACCAAGACAAATTCCTCCCACTGATTTTGCTCTAAACCCTGAGTCTGATAAACTTAATTTTAATGCGTTTATGGATTCTGTTAAAACTACACAAAATTTGTTGAACGATAGTTTGGGCGGGTCCGATGTATTTCTTGTAGCTGTTATTGGTGGGGGAACTTTCGAGGATGATTTAACATTAACTTGTGGAACTTCTGGAATATTTACTGCGGGAACTTTCGGTGCTGTTGGCACCATAATGAGATTCTTTGACAAGTTCGATAGAACCGAAGTCGATTTAGTAGTGGTGAGTAGAACCAATGACAACGAAGTGGTGGTAACTCCTAGTGCTGAGTTTCCTTCAGCTCAGGCTTCAGGTTTTAGATTATATGAAACATTCGTCACCATTACAGGTTTGGATCATTTAGAAGGTGAGAACGTAGGAATACTTTTAGATGGTTACGTTTCTAATTCTCCTTTCAATGATGTTGAAGGTTTTAATCCAGTGGTAGTTTCAGGTGGAACCATCACGATACCTGAAGATGGCAGGGGAGCGATTATAGTAGTGGGTCGTCCAATAGCCGCAGATGTAAAAACTTTGAACATAAGCACCGTTGAACAAAGCCCCACACTAATTGAATCTATAAACGTGCTTAAACTATATATAAGAATTTTTGAGAGCAGAGGACTTTTTATCAGTAATGTTTTTCCTGAAGAAGAAGCGGGTGAAGTGGATGGAACCAGTGTAAAAGACATGGAAGATTTAGATATTTTTGACGTTCCAAGTGGAACGGATATTATAGGTAACAGATACAAAGAACCTGCATCTAAAAGAATTGAAGTAACTTTACCTGGAAGCTGGGAGTCTCAAGGTAAAGTTTCTATAAGACATGTGGACCCCGTTCAGTTTGAAATATTATCAATTATCCCTGATGTTGAAGTAATGAAAAGAAGTGACCGAGAATGAGAAGGAGTAACCGATAATGGCAGCACAATTATTTGCAGCGGGAGGAATAGCTTCTCTACAATTAATAAGCGGATATTACGCCGCTAAAAGTGTTAGAGAAAGTGCCGCCCTAAATAAAGACATAGCTGATCTGAACGCGGAGTTTGCGGAGCTTGATGCCTACGATGCTGAGATTGATGGCTTCAGTGAACAGGCCAGATATCAAGCCATAGTTGATAAGACATTGGGAGAACAGACAGCAATACTAGCTGCTCAAGACGTTGATCTTACTTTCGGCACCGTTGGAGAAATTCAAAAAGAAACTAGATTTATAGCAGAGATTAATAAAATGGAAATCCAGAAGCAAGCAAATGAGCGGGCACTTGGTTTTAAAAATGAGGCTAGGAGTCTTAGAGTTGGTGGGTTTTTGGAGAGATTAAATGCTGACGTTAAAGCCTCACAGATCAAGTTCCAATCAGTACTTGGTGCAGCCCAAACAAGTGTTTCAGGTTACAGAAATTTTATACGCTAATAGGAGTAAATAATGGCTGGAGTTACAATACCGTTTCTTAAAAAAATCCAATCTTCAACGGCGCAAGCACCTAACCGTTTGAATGTTAGAGTCGCAGATCAATCGGAAAGTATAACATCAAGAACTAATGCTATTGCTGATCTTACAAACGAAGGTATTGGTTTATTTACAGACATAGAGGACACCAAGGTAGATCAGCAGAGTAAAGAAGCTGAGTTAGAGTTTGATCTTTTTCAAACTGAAGAACTTCAAAAATTAAGAAATGTTAAAGGTGATCCAACAGGAGCCTATAACCAGTATGAGCTGGACGCAACGGAAAAAGTTGACGAAATTCTTAACAAAAATCCTAATTCAAGCGAACGAATTAAGCGTAATGTTGCACGAAATTTTTCTAAAGTTGAAGATGCAAGTAGAGTACAAATTCTAAAACAACATGGACTTCAGCAGGAAATTTATGACCAGAATCTTTTTGAGGCAAATTTAAAATTAAAACAAAATAAGTTACCTATATTTGCAGGTGATGTCAGAGAAGGTGATCAAAGTTCATTTAACAGATTTGATCAGGGTGTGGTTGATATTAGAACTGATATTGCTAAGAGATCTGTAGTAAACGGGACAGCAGAAAAACTTGAGGATGATGATACTTCTAAAGCTACAATCACCTACCTAGACAATGAGGGTAAAGAAGTACGAGTCAAGATGCTCCCTCAAGCGAAAGCAAGAGTAGTTAAAGAGTTGAGTTCAGCAATAACAAATTCGATAAAAATCTTAATCGACAGCGGCAAGGTCAATGAAGCTAAAATGATACGCGAGAGATATAAAGAATTTATTGATCCTCTTAACCAAGCTCGATTAACTAAACTATTAGAGAAATCTGAGAAGGATAGAAAAGCTGCTGATTTAGCCAGGGACATTGTGAAGTTGCCCCCAAATCAACAAGCCGCTGCGATACAAAAAGTAAGTGATAGAGATTCACTTCTCGGTAGAGAAGTTCTAGGAATAGTAAGTGCTGACACAAACCGTAGAAATAGTAATCGCAGAGATAAGCAAAACAAAAACTTTGATGGACTTCTAGGAAAAGTAAATCAAATGAGAAATGCAGGAACACTTCACGGCATATCTGATCTTAAAGCAACTCAAGAGTATAAAAGTATGTATCCTAATTTGAGTGCCATACAACAACAATCAATAGATGAAACGGTTACTTCACCTAAAAAGAGTGATCCGAAAAGATTGACAAGAGCTTACGATATACTCCTTGGTAATGATCCAACTTTAAACCCTCTAACACTGACAGGCACACAGATCACAGAAATTGTCACAGGTTTAAGTGCAACAGACAAAACAAGAATGAGTAATAAATTTCTCAGCAGACAAAAGAATAGTTCTAAAATTACAGACGTTCTTTTTAACAGAGCTGCAAAACGGTTAAAGAGTAGATTAGTTGCGATGGAAATTTTAGAGCTTGATGAGTTTGGCAGAGGAATTGATGATGATAGCGAAAAGTTATTGCAAGTAGCTTATGATGATTTGATCAATCAAATAGATTCACTACCTAAAAACCCCACTACACAAGAGTTAAATAATTGGATTACTGATTACATCAAGGACGCGAAACAAAGACAGATATTTGGTGGCGGTGGAATCCTCAGTGCGATTGGTGATTTCTTTACTGGTGGTGACGATGATGATGAACCATCTACCACAACAAAAAAACAGATTACAAATTCTGTAAATCCTTTTATAAGAATGGAACCTAAACGAAGGTTCAACTTTCAAAAGCAATACAAAAGAGAATTTGGTTTAGAGAGAGCACCATCCGTAAACGATCCTAAATTTCAAAATTGGGTAAGAGAGCAGATAAAATAATGGCACATGAAAACACCGAAGAACCAAATTTCAGCATAGAAGAACCAGACTTCAGCAGCGAAGTATCAGATAAAGAAACTGCTGATATTTTAAATTTCAGTAGTGTCAACTCACCTAAAGAAGCTGCAAGGACCATCAAACGTGCAGGTGATGTTGGTATGCACCCTGATGATTATGAAGAAATGAAGGAAACATTAGATCCTCAAGTTGAGAGCGATGAACGTACTCCAGCTCAAGTGAGTGATTCTGTAAAAGAATACGCCACACAATCTAGTAACCACGCAGCTCTAGTGAAAAATGAAGTATCAACTTTAGATTCAATAGCCAATCAAGCTAAATTTATTTATTACAATCTTTATGGAAAACGTACAGACGATAATGAAATACAAGATCTCGTTAATAGAAAAAGAAATAATAATGGGGTTTTACCCGAACACGAAGATGAGTATTTATTTAATTTAGTTGATGAACGCGCTGAAAAAATAAAAAGTTTCAATCTTGAAGGATTCGAGCAAGTGCCAGGGTTAGCGGCAGGTGTGGTTGGCGATATGGTTGAAGCCGTAGCCAGTAATAAATTAATAGTAGCCGCTCCTACTGCTTCGGGTGCTCTCACTCTTACCCCTTTCGGAGTCGGCGCAGGATTCACTATGGGTATTACTGCCGCTCTAGTTAAAGACGCATATTTCAGAATTACCGCTGCTACTTTTGTAGCGTGGCCTAATATGTCCATAGCGGCTTT